ATCCTCACTTAACCCAGGATCATTATCATTACCGTAACTATAACCTTTTACATTATACTTGTTTTCCTTTTCGCTCATTTTTGTAACATCGATTTCCGATTCCTTAAACCCGCCTCTCTCTGTTGGACCACCATCTTCAAGAGGTGCATCGCCTATCTCTCCTTCAGGGACCCCCTCTTTAATAACTACTTTTTTGAAAACATCTTTATATGCTTCACCTAATGATATCCAGTCGTTCTTTTTAGACATGTAATTATTTATACTTTTGATAAATATTTTCGATGGCTAATAATGATAGAATGTATTATATGGGTAATAAAAACCTGCCTAACACTAAATGGCGGAGCGAATATACCAAGGACCAGGTAAAGAAACTTCAAAAAGCAGCTAAAAATATACTTTATTTTGCAGAGAGTTTCTTCCATATTGTTAATCTAGATAGAGGTAAAGAAAAGATAGCTCTTTATAAGTCTCAGAAAAAAACTCTTAGAAAAATGAGAGATAATAGATTTTTTGTTTTGCTAGCATCTAGGCAGATTGGTAAGTCGACCATGATGACTATCTATATACTGTGGCAAGCATGCTTCAATGAAGATCAGCGCATTCTTCTTGTAGCAAACAAAGAAGCTACCGCTATTGAAATTTTTCAAAGAGTAAGAATGGCATATGAAGAATTACCTAATTGGTTAAAGCCACCGGTTAAGGAATATGCTAAGACATCGATGACATTAGAAAATGGTAGTACAATAGGTGTTACAACTACTACTGGGACGGCTGCTCGTGGTCAGTCTGTAAATTGTCTCGTTATTGATGAGATGGCTTTCATTGAGCCTCATATGGTAGAAGAATTCTGGAAGTCGGTTTTTCCTATTATTTCATCTTCTAAAAAATCTAAAGTATTTGTATGTTCGACTGCTAACGGTGTTGATAATCTCTTTTATAAGATTTATATGGGCGCTGAAAAAGGTGAAAATAACTGGGCACATGATAAAATAATGTGGGATGAAATACCTGGAAGAGACGCAGCCTGGGCTGAGGCTACCAGACATGCATTAGGTTCACATGACGCGTGGAGGCAGGAATTTAATTGCGAGTTTATAAACTTTGGCGAATCGTCGATTGATGATGATTTGTATGAGCAATTGTTAAATAATATTATAGAGCCAAAACTAGTTTTAGATGATGGTCATTATAAGATATGGGAAGAACCAGATCCATCGAGAATCTATGCTGCAGGTGTTGATACCTCAGAGGGTGTTGGTAAAGACGCTGCATGTATGCAAATATTGGATATTACTGATCCAAGAGATATAAGACAGGTGGCTACTTACCGTAATACAAAAATGCCTCCTTTTGAATACACTAATAAGGTGTATTCTATTTTACGTAATTATGGTTCTCCGTTAGCTCTTATAGAAAGAAATAATTGCGGTGCGCAAGTTGTAGATAGGTTAGCTAATGATTTAGGTTATGAAAAGTTGGTTTCTTATGGTAATCAGAAGGCGCATAGAAAAAATATAATGTTAGGAATGATAGCTCATACAAATACAAAGCATAAAGGCGTTTTAAATATGCGTTATTGGTTAAATGATTTACGGGTAGTTACATTAAGAGATGAAGATACATTAAAAGAGTTAAGAAATTTTGTACGGTATCCTAATGGTACGTGGAAAGCTAGAAGCGATCATCATGATGATAGGGTTATGGCATTATTATATGCTTTATATGTATTAGACACAGAGCTAGCTCAACGATATTTCGATATATTGGAGTTTGATGATACTGGGCAACCGCTTGCTATTGAGCCTATGGATTTCGGTGTGGCTCTTTTCGAGGATAATACCTCTATATATCTAGACAATGAAGTGGTGGGAGACGGTAATTTTAATTTAAATCCTATAGTTTGGGGGATGGGTGACGAATTAGATGATGATATGAATGAACTTGAAGAGTTTGGTTACAGGCTTTTGGGAGAAAAACCACCGGACAATTGGACAGGCAAGCCCACAGATTATAGACGCGATTAATAAATATATGTAATGGCACGTAACTCTACACAGCAATCGATTCTTAATAAATCAAGAGCTGATAAGTTTTTATTAGTTTTTGATGTACCTCCTATATTAAAAGAATTTAGTAAAAAATTTAATCAAAGCAATAAAACTATTATTCCTGATTCGGTTCAATTTTCTATTTTCGGTACAGCAGTACCTGAAATTACTGTACCTGCAGTAGAAAATAGGTATGCAGGTAATACTTTATATGTAAGTTCGCATTCTAAGAATTCATACCCGCCTGTAAGTGTAAAGTTTAAAATAGATAACGAGTATAAAAACTACTGGGTTATTTATAATTGGTTAAATTTATTACATGATCAGAGAGAAGGTAAATATAATGCAAGAGAGATTAGTGTTGATCAAAATTTTAATGATTATCAAACAAATTTAACTATATTTGGTAAAGATGAGTTTAATAATAGCCGTATAAAATTTACTTATACTAAGGCTTTTCCCACTACTGTTAATAATATCGATTACGATTATCAAAACCCTGAAGAGCTTTTATCTGGATTTACGTTTGTTTACTCACAACTTCATACAGAAGTGATGGATTTTTAATATTTTAGGGCTGATTTAAATAAATAATTTTATGGCACAACGAACTATTACCTCTCCGGGTGTTGAAATTAGAGAATCGGATTTATCTCTTATCACCCCCCTTAATATAGGCACAAATTTTTATGTAACCGGGTTCGCCCAAAAAGGACCTCTTGACGAGGTTTTGAAAATTACTTCGAAGCAAGAACTAGATAATATATTCGGTTACCCGACCAGCTCTCCCGAGCGTTATTTCTATCATACAATTGATCAACTCTTAAACTCACCTGGTAATGTATATGCTTCCCGCTTACCATACGGCTCCGATGCCGGTGATGGGTTTGGGTCAGTTTATTCTGCTCTTGTGTACCCGGTTAGAGCCGTTTATGATCCGACAAATGCGATGACCGTCACGGTGTCGAGTAATCAACCCGGTAACTACTTCGAATCCGCATCAGCAAGAAATGTTTACACAAATAATTTGGATCTATCTGCAGCAACTTATGTATTAGGTCAACCATCACATATAGATTTAACTAACGAGCAATACTTAAGCGCGTTGGACGGCTCAGGGTTTACATGGAGCTCGACGGCGGATTTGGGATTATCTGGTGGAGCAGCTAAAGAAGTATCTGATTTTGGTGGTGCTGGTGTTGTTATTCTAAACAAAGCACAGACTACTATTAATGACCAATTTGAAGGTTATTATGTTGGATTATTAGATAATACTAACCTTGATCCTAATTCAAATTTTGACGGGATCCGTAGAATTCAATCAGTTAATAGTGGTGGTACTGCTGGTTTTGTTGTAAGTGGTGGTCAACAGGGGACTGCTGGGGTTGCAAGTTCCGCGGTTGGTTCATATGTTACCATACCAGCCGGTGTTTTGCAGTTTGCTCTTTCTGCAACACCGCGAGGAACCCAAGGATCAGTATCTGAGGTAATGGAAAATCTTACCGATTATGAGATTGACGGTAGAGATGATGATAATGTGCTTAATGTTGGTGTATTTAAGGTACGTAAATCAACATATGCTAATGAAGCATTTAAGCTTGATTATCTTTTGGAAGATGGAATAGTTGGTTCTATTAACCACTACAGCACACAACTTAATGATAAAGGTGGCCCAAGCATTCCGTTCTTCTTAGAAACACGAGATTCAAGGTCCAGAAACGTTGAAGTTCTTGTTAATCCTTATATTTCTAATTACTATAGAGGAACAGAAGGGTTACATGATGGGAGACCTAATAAGAAAATAAGACTGTTGACAGAGCAGCTTATGTTTAACACTGATTCGGAGGTAACCGGTATTTCCGGGCAGAATTTAGGCAGCGAAGCCCTCACCAACGGGAACACGCACACCAACGACCGCGTGACTCCATATTTTCACCTGTCCACTAACTTAGGATATGCAGATGGATTGTATCCGATAGGAGCATTTAACGACCAGCAAGTCAAGGCCAAGATAATGGGTGATATACCAGCAAAACTTGATAGAGCCTTAGACGGAATCAAAAACGATGAGATATACGACATTGATGTTGTCACGGAAGGTGGCTTAGGAACAATTTATGCCGCATCATGCGCTTCTCAGGTAGCTTA